GACAGCTTTGCTGATATCGTTCGTGGTATGCATCTTTATGGTCGTAAAATTTTAAGACCTGAAGCAATCGTTACTGCTAAATATAATACTGCTGCTTAAAGGAGAAAATAAATGGCTACAGTAGATCAATCAAGTGGTATAAATGGAGGTACACATCCTTCAAGAGCTATCCGTAAGATGCCTTACAAAATTGAAACAGATGTTAATTTAGCAACTGTTACAACCACTAAAGGTTCAGCTATCGGATCAGCAGACGTAATTCAAGTGTTGGATATTCCAGGTAAGTCTTTGTTGTATGCAGCAGGACTTGAGATGGTAACAGTAGGTGATGGTCATTATACAGTAGACTTAGGTGTTTCAACTGTAGATGCTGATAACAATGTAGACGGAGTTCTATGGGGTTCATCAATAGCTGCTGGAACAATCACTCAACAAGCTGCTGCTTATCAGCCTGTAGTTGTAGGTTCAGATTTAACTTTAGATCTTACAATTGCTGCTGCTGCTACTCAAGGTACAGCACTACCTACAACAGGTGTATTTCGTGCTTGGGCTGTTTTACAAGACATTAGTAATGATGTTGGCCCAGATGAAGTGGATCGTGATCAATTAGCTTAATGCTATATTGTTGATATGTGGGTAGCTCTTGCTATAAGGGTTACCCATTTTTTTTGAAAGTAATGTAATGGCAATAACACAAGCTTTATGTACATCATTTAAAAAAGAATTGCTTGAAGGTAAGCATGACTTTTCTGTTTCTGGTGGGCATACTTTTAAAATTGCTTTGTATAGTGCAGGTGCAGCATTAAGTGCAGGCACTACAAGTTATACTACTAGTGGAGAAGTAGCAGGTGCAGGATATACAAGTGGTGGATTAAATTTAACTAATAAAACTGCTACTACATCAGGTACAGTAGCATTTACTAGTTTTGATAATGCTACATTTACTAATGCTTCTGTAACAGTACGAGGTGCTTTAGTATATAACACAACAACAAGTGGTACATCTGATACTACTAATGCTATATGTGTATTAGATTTTAGTGCAGATAGAACAACAACAACTAGTGATTTTATAGTAAGTTTTCCTACGGCAGATAGCACTACATCTATTATAAGGATTGATTAAGTAAATGGCTACTAGAGAAATAGTTGATAGCACAGGAGATGTATTTGGTGTTGCTACATATGGTACATCTACATATGGAATTATTAATAGTAGAACATTTATACCTGATGGAGTTAAAGCAACATCATCATTAGGTGAAGAAAGTATTACTGCAACACAGTTTGATTATACAGCAGTAGCTGATAACTATGAAAGACGTAGAACAGTTCATGTACATAGATCAACTACATCTTCAGATAGAACAGTAAAGGTAGCTTAATATGTTTACATGGCCTAGTAAAGACCCTGATGAAACAGTAGACTTTAGTATGGATTGGTCAAGGTATTTAAATGATCAAGCTACTATTAGTTCTGTTACTTGGTTTGTTGATAATGCTTCAGGAACTAAAACTGAATTAGCTAGTGTTAATGATGTAGTAAATGGAATACAGTTTGTAGGTAAATCTAATACTAATACTGTAGCTACTATAAATGTTGCACTAGGTACTAATAATTTTAAATATAAATTTAGTTGTCAAATAACAGATACAACTGGAACAATTGCTGAAAGAACAGTACTACTTCCTATTAAGGAAACATAATGGCATATAATTTTTTAGGACTTGTTAATGAAGTTAATCGTAGGCTTAACGAAGTAGAACTTACTAGTTCTAATTTTGCTAGTGCAGTAGGATTTTATTCACAAGTTAAAGATAGTGTTAATGCTGCAATACAAGAAATAGATCAGGAGTATCCTGAGTGGCCTTATAACTTTGTTGAACAAGAAGATACTTTAACTAATGGTATTACTAGATATAGTTATCCTGCTAATGCTACTGTATTAGATTTTGAAAGTTTTAGAATAAAAGAAAATACTACGTTAGGTAATAGAACACAAAAGTTACAAGTATTAACTTATGAAGAATACTTAGATAGATTTGTTGAGCAAGAATATACAACTGATACAAGTTTAAGAAGTGTTCCTGTATTTGTAGCTAAAGGAAATGGATTAGAATATATATTATCACCCACACCTAATAAAGCTTATACTGTAGTTTATGAATACTATTTAACTAGTACAGATTTAATAGATTCAACTGATGTACCTAAGATACCTGAAATATATAGAAATGTGGTTGTTGATGGTGCTATGCATTATGCCTATATGTTTAGAGGCAATACACAAGATGCAATGGTTGCAGAGAAAAAGTTTAAAGATGGTTTAAAAAACATGAGAATTATTTTAATTAATAAAAATACTTATGTTAGATCAACTATGTTAACAAGAACACAACGTAGTACTTATGTTTATAGATTGGCTTCTTAATGCCTGATAATTTACAAACATATGCTTTTGAATTTAAAGGTGGATTAATAAGTAATCTAGCACCTTTACAGCATGGTATACAGCAACCAGGTACTGCTAGGATACTGAGAAACTTTGAGCCTTCAATAGAAGGTGGTTATAAAAAAATATTAGGTTATAATAAGTTTGATAGTAATATAGTTCCAGGTTTTAATGTTTGTAAAGTACATGGAGCTAGTCAATCAGGTACAACATTAATAATAGCTAACGTACATTTTACACCTGCTGTAGGAAATACTTTAACAATAACAGGAGTAGATGGTACATATACAATAGCATCAGGAGGAGTAAGTTATAGTAGTACAACTAAAAGAGCTACACTTACTTTAACTACTAGTTTAGATAGTAGCCCTGCTGATCAAGCTAATGTAACTTTTACTAGTGGTTCTAATGAAGCTGTACATGGATTAGCTGCATGGGAATCAACAGTCATAGCAGTAAGAAACAATAATGTTTATAGTTCAGGAGGTTCAGGATTTACACAGATAAATGTTAGTCAGTATGGAGTACCTAAAGTAAATGGTGGTAGTCAAAGTGGTGGAACTTTAAATGTTGATGGATTAACATCAGCACCACAAGTAGGAGATACATTTACTATTGCAAGTGTAGCTTTAGTCTATACAATAACAACTAAACCTACAATTAATGCAGATGGTGAATCAGCAATAGCTATATCACCTAATTTAAATAGTAGCCCAAGTGATGATGCTGTAATAACATTTTTAACAGCAGCAAAAGTAAATGCAGCTACTAATATAAATAGATTTTCTAAATATAGAATAGGTACAACAGAAAAGATAGCAGGTGTAGATGGTACTAATTATCCATTTGTATATGATGGAACTACTTATACACCTTTAACAGGAGCACCTGATGATGTATTAGGTGCATCTCATACAGCATCATATAAGAATCAATTGTTTTTTGCTAAAGGTGATGTATTAACTTTTACTGCACCATATACAGATAATGATTTTAATGCAGGTAATGGTGCTGGAAATATAAGTGTAGGTTCTAACATAACAGGTTTAATTGCTTTTAGAGATCAGCTAATTATATTTAGTGAAAATAAAATTGATAGGTTAGTAGGTAATACTATAGCTGATTTTGTTTTACAACCTGTAACTAGAAATATAGGATGTATAGATTCAGATACTATTAGAGAGGTTGCAGGAGATGTAGTATTTCTTGGGCCTGATGGTATTAGATCTTTAAGTGGATCAGATAAAGTAGGAGATTTTGATTTAGCAGTTATATCAAAAACTATACAAAAAGAAGTAACAGATGTTATTAGTTCTAATGATTCTTTTATGAGTGTAACTATAAAAAATAAATCTCAATATAGATTACTAGGATTTAATTCTAATATTAGTGATTCTGCTGCTACTGGTATTATAGGAACACAGTTAGCAGGGCCAGAAGGTTCTATGTTTGGTTGGGCAGAAACTAGAGGATTTAAAGCATTTGTTGCAGATAGTAATTATAAATCTAAGGTTGAAACAATAGTATTTGCAAATACAAATGGTTTTATATATAACATGGATACAACTAATACTTTTGATGGTGTTGCCATAGAGGCTACATTTGCATCACCTTTTGTAGCTTTAAGTGATCCTGAGTTTAGAAAAACTATTTTTAAACTACATTTATATACAGAGCCTTCAGGTAGTTTTGATAGTACAGCTAGATTAAAGTTTGATTTAAATGAAGAGGGTAGTGTGCAACCAGCATCAATAGCATTATCTAATACAACATCAGGAGTTGCAGGTGTATATGGTAGACCTACTGCTACTTATGGTACAGCAATATATGGTGGTAGATTAAAAAAGAAATTTACAGCACAAACAGTAGGATCAGGATTTAACGTATCAGTATTGTTTTCATCTACTGATTCAAACCCTTCATATTCTTTAGATGCTGCAACATTAGAATATGGCACTTTTGATAGACGATAATAACGAGGTAATTTAAAATGGGTACAGGCTACAATAGAAACGATTCCAGCAATAATATTGCTGATGGTAATGTAATTAATGCATCAGATTTAGATGGTGAATTTGATGCAATAGTTAATGCATTTAAAACAGATGGACACTCACATGATGGCACATCTGCTGAAGGTGCAGCTATTGTAAAAGTTGGCCCAGCACAACAATTAGAAATTAGTGCTTCTGGTTTATCTCCAGCAACTACTAATACTTTAGACTTAGGTGGTAGTGCTAAACAATTTAAAGATTTGTATCTTGATGGTACTGCTAACTTAGATAATATATCTGCTGATGCAGCTAATGTTATTGGTGCAGTAACTATGGGTTCTACTTTAAGTGTAGTAGGTGCTGCATCTGTAGGAGGTAGTTTAGGAGTTAGTGGAAATGCTTCTGTAGATGGATCTTTAAGTATAGGTGGAACATTTAATTTTGCTACAGCTAATGTAACAGGAAGTTTAGGAGTATCAGATTCTGTTTCTGTGGGTACTACTTTAAGTGTTATAAGTAATACTTCTGTAGGTGGCACATTTACGGTAACAGGTAATGCTTCAGGTGCTGGAACATTAGATGTTAAAGGTGCAGCATCAGTAGGTGGTGCTACAACTATTACTGGAGCTATATCAGGAGCATCTACACTTGCAGTTAAAAGTAATGCTTCTGTAGGAGGTACATTAAAAGTAACAGGTAATCAAGAAAATGCAGGAACATTAGATGCTGTAGGCAATACTTCTGTAGGTGGAACACTTACAATAACAAATAATATTATTGCTAAAGATGCAATTGGTGCAGTTGGAAATGCATCAGTTGGAGGATCATTAACAGTTACTAATGATTATGTAGGCCTTGATAGATTTGATAATGTAGGTGCTGCATCAGTTGGTGGATCAATGGTACTAACTGGAGATATAGATGTAGCAGGTGGTATATCAGGAACAACCACTTTAGACATTAGACAAAATGCTTCTGTAGGTGGAACATTAACAGTTACAGGTGGTATGGGTGCTATATCAGGTGCAAGTATAAGTTCTTTAGGTAATGCATCAGTAGGTGGTACATTAACAGTAACAGGAGCTATGTCTGGAGCTTCTATAAGTTCATTAGGTGCAGCTTCTGTAGGAACTACATTAACAGTAACAGGTGCTATGTCTGGAGCATCTGTTAGTAGTTTAGGAAATGCATCTGTAGGTGGTACATTAACAGTTACTAATAATCAAACTAATGCTGGTACGTTATCAGCTATTGGTAATACATCTGTAGGTGGAACATTTACAGTTACAGGTAATCAAGATAATGCAGGAACACTATCAGCTATTGGTAATACTTCTGTTGGAGGTACATTTACTTTTACAGGAAATGCATCAGGAGCAGGCACATTAGCTATTAAAGGTGCTGCATCAGTTGGTGGTACATTATTAAGCACAGGTGGAGTATCTGATGCTGATGGTAAACTAAGAGCAATTCCTGAATCTAGATCAATTGCTACACAAATTGGATCTGCTGCTGCTACTGATGTAGGTAATTATATTTTACTTAAAGGCACAGCTTCTTCAACACAAGTTTTAGTTATACCTGTAGATACATTTGCTCAAGGAGACATAGTTTCTATATTTAATTCTCCTTATGGAGGTAAAACTGCTGCTGCTGTTACAACATTTTCAGCAGCACAAATGAACTCTTGTTTTGTAGCTGGAGCAGAAACGTCAACTGCTCTAGTAACACTAGCTTATAATGGAGTTGCTAGTGTATTATTTGCATCAGCTAATGGTTGTATAATTACAGGAAATGTGAGTTAAATTATGACAGGTATACATCAACTTCTTTTTTCTAATTTTGCAGCTGGCAGTTCAATTGGATTTGTTAATGTTCAAGTGTTTAATGAAAGTGCTACATGGACAGCCCCTGCTGGAGTTACCTCTATTGATTTTCTTGTTGTAGCAGGAGGAGCTTCAAGTGGTGGTCAAGACGGAGCAGGCGGTGGCGGAGCAGGTGGAGCAGGTGGATTCAGAACAGGAACAGGAACAACTGTTGTGCCTGGTAGAGCTTACACTATTACCGTAGGTGCTGGTGGTGCTGGTGGTAATGGTAATACACAAGGTAACAATGGTAATAATTCCTCTATAGCAGGAACAGGTTTAACCACAATTACTTCTACAGCAGGAGGCACAGGTGGGGGAACATCTGCTAATAATGATGGTGGTAATGCAGGTAGGGTAGGTCAAGATGGTGGTTCTGGAGGTGGTGGTGGACAGACAGGTGGACGTTTAGGGCCTGGAGGAGCAGGAAATGCAGGAAGTTTTACACCAGTAGAAGGTTTTGCAGGTGGAGATGCAGCAGCAACAGGTTCTGGGGCAGATACAGCAGCAGGTGGTGGTGGAGCAGGAGGAGTAGGTGGGCCTAATAACCCTATTGGTGGAGCAGGAGGTAAAGGTGCAGACTCAAGTATAACTGGAACATCAGTAGGATATGCAGGGGGAGGTTCAGCAAGTGGGTACACTGGTACTGCTGCTGGGCCTGTGCCTAACACTGATGGAGGAAATGATGGTGGCGGAGGACAAGGACGTAGCACTGCACCTGCNACTNNTGCAACAACAG